GCGCAAGACGGACCTGTACTTTCCGGTGACTTTCGGGAAGTTCGCACCGCTGGCGTCCGAAAGTAAAAGCCTTGACGGTTTTAACTCACATTGTGTGATCATCGACGAACTGCACGCCATCAAGGACCGGAATCTCTATGACGTGATGCGGCAGTCGATGACGGCCAGGACGCAGCCGCTCCTGGCCATGATTACGACGGCCGGCTTCGTCCGGGAGTGCATCTACGACGACATTTACGACTACGCTTGCCGGGTGCTGGACGGTGTGGTTGAGGACGAGCGGTTCTTGGCGTTCCTGTATGAGCTGGACGACAGGAGCGAGTGGGTCGACTTCAGGGCCTGGGAGAAAGCCAATCCGGGCCTTGGGACAATTAAGAGCTACGAAGAGTTGGCGGCCAACGTCGAGCGGGCGAAGAATGATAGCAACTTCTTGCCGACCGTGCTCACTAAGGACTTCAACGTCCGCGAGACCAGCGCCGGGACCTGGCTCACGTTCGAGGAGGCCAACAACGAGGCGACGTTCAGCCTGGACGAGTTGCGGGACACCTACGCCATCGGCGGCGTGGACCTTTCGGCTACTACGGACCTGACGGCNGCGGNCGNGCTGGTGATGAAGCCTGACGGCCAGATGTACGCTCTGGTGCAAGGGTTCATGCCCGGAGATACGGTCGAGCAGCGGGCTAAGGAGGACAAGGTTCCCTACGACCGCTGGGTCGAGCGGGGCCTGATTACGCCCTGCCCTGGCAACCGCATCGACCATCGGTACGTTACCGACTGGTTCGCCCGGCTCAGAGAAGAGTACGGCATCTCGGCGTTTTGGGTCGGCTACGACAGCTGGAACTCGCCCGCCTGGGTGGAGGACATGGAAAACCGCCTGGGCTACACCAGGAAGGAGAACCTCCTACCCGTCATCATGGGGGCAAAGACGCTTAGTGCACCCATGAAGGTGCTGCGGGCCGACCTGGCGGCCAAGCGTATCAACTACAACAACAACCCGCTGCTCAAGTGGGCGCTCACGAACCTGGCCGTCGAGGTAGACAAAAACGAGAACATCCGGCCCATCAAAGGCCAAAACAAGCGCCAGCGCATCGACCCTGCGGTGGCGCTGATTATTGCCTACACGGTGTTCCAGTGGAAGTTAGAGGACTACAAAGCACTGATCTGAGGAGGTGGCCCGGTGGAACGACGTAACTGGCTGCAGCGNTTGTTCGGAAACTTGTTCAGCCGGCGCGCCGGGCTCACCCAAGTGAAAGTCATGGCCGGCTACACGCCCATCTTCACNCCTTGGGGCGAACGGCCTTATGAAGCCGATGTTGTGCGGGCCGCCGTTGACGCTATCGCCCGCAACGCGGCCAAGCTGAAGGCCAAGCACATCCGCCGGGTCAACGGCGAGGTTATCCACGTCAAGAACAGTGATATCGAGCGGGTGCTGTCGCTCCGCCCTAACCCGCGGATGTCGGCCTACGACCTGCTGTACAAGTTGGTCACGACGTTGATGCTGGACAACAACGCCTGGGCGTACCCCGTGTGGGAAGCCGGCCGGCTGGTGGCCGTGTACCCGGTCAACTGCGTGTCGGCGGAGCTGTTAGAGGACAGCACCGGGNCGCTCTATGTGAAGTTTTATTTTATGGAGGGCGGCNCGGTCGTGCTGCCCTACAGNGANGTCATTCACTTGCGCCGGCACTTTTACAACAACGACTTGCTGGGCAGTCCAAACCAGCCCATCAACGCAACGCTGTCAGCGATCCACACGACCAACGAAGGGCTGGCACAGGCGGTCANGACGAGCGCCGCGCTCCGGGGNATCCTCAANTTTCAAGGGATGCTCAAGGAGAGCGATATCGAGGCCCAGCGCGAGCGGTTCGTCAAGGAGTACNTNACGNTNTCCAACNNNGGCGGGATTGCGGCCCTGGATGCGAAGGCCGAGTACATTCCGCTGAACACTGAGCCAAAGATGGTGAACGCAGCTCAGATGAAGGAGCTGCGGGACGCCGTATTTCGGTACTTCGGCGTGAACGAAAACATTGTGATGGGCCGCTACACCGAAGACGAGTGGAATGCGTTCTACGAGAGCACCATTGAGCCGCTGGCCGTGCAGATGAGCTTGGAGTTTACCTCCAAGCTCTTTTCGGATCGGGAGATCGGCCACGGCAACGAGATCGTGTTTGAGGCAAACAGACTGCAGTACGCTTCGGTTTCGACGAAACTGCAGCTCGTCCAGCTTGTTGACCGCGGAATCATGACCCCGAACCAGTTGGCGGAGGTCTTCAATCTGCCGCCAGTTCCTGGTGGGGACATTCCGATTCGCAGGCTGGACACAAGGCCGGTGGACGAGACGGACGGCGCAGCGCCGTCCAACGAAGGAGGCAATGACGATGCCGCTTCCCAAGCCGAATGACGGCGAGACGAAGGACGAGTTCATCGACCGTTGCATGGCCGACGAGACCATGCAGGAGGAGTTCCCGGACGAGTCGCAGCGNTACGCCGTCTGNCTCGCCCAGTGGGATGAGCGGGCGGCGGCGCGGCCCCAGCGGGANATNCGCATGGCCGAGCTGCGGGCCNTCGAGCCGGCCGGGGATGCCCAGGAGATGATCGTCGAGGGTCGGGCCATCGTTTACGAGCGCCCGACCGTTTTGTTTGAAATCGACGGCGTCCGGTACTACGAGGTTATTGCCCGCGGAGCACTGGAGGGCGCCGACCTCAAGGACGTGCCCTTCAAGTACAACCATAGCGACAACGTCATGGTCATGGCCCGCACCCGAAACAAGACGTTGGAGTTGATCCCCGACGAGCAGGGGTTGTTGGTGCGGGCGAAGCTGGCCAACACGACGGCGGGCCGGGATCTGTACNANCTTATCAAGCGGGGCGACATCGACAAGATGTCNTTCGCTTTCACGGTCGCGGAGGACTCCTACGACCGAGACACCCATACCCGCCGTATTTTGAGGTTCAAGCGCATCTGGGACGTCTCGGCGGTGGATACCCCGGCGTACCAGGATACCTATATCAGCGCGCGNAGCTACTTCATGGCGCAGGTGGAGACCGAGCGCCGGGCCGCGGAGGCGGCTAAGAAGCGGCGTCGCAAGCTGATCCTTCAAACTTACTTGTAAGGGAGCGTGAAAAACATGAACCTGCGGAAGCGACTGCAGGAAATCGAGGCGCGCAAGGCCGAGATTCGTGGCCTGCTGGAGACGGACGAGAAGGCCGATCTGGACGCATTGGAAACGGAGCTCAAGTCACTGAACGACGAGGAGAAGGAGCTGCGCCGGCGCCTGGATGTGGCGGCTGGCATCGAGGCCGGGACGGCGCCCGAAGTTCGGGTGATTGACTCCACGTCGGTGCAGAAGGCCACTGTGGAGCCCCGTNCCGTCGACCGGTACGACACCATGGAGTACCGCCGGGCGTTCATGGAGTACGTNACCCGGGGCGTCAAGNNCGACATTCTCGAGTTCCGGGCCGACGAGACCACGTTGCCTTCGGACATTGGCGCCGTCATCCCGACGACCATCCTGNACCGGATCGTCGAGAAGATGGAGGAGACTGGTCGCATCTGGTCGCGGGTCACGAAGACGAGCATCCAGGGCGGCGTGGAAATCCCGGTGTCGACCGCCAAGCCCACGGCTGTGTGGCTTGCCGCCGGCCANNTNGCNGACAAGCAGAAGAAGACGGTCAACGCGACGATCAGCTTCTCCTACCACAAGCTGCAGGTCCGCGTGGCCGTCGAACTGGTGGCGTCGGTTGTTGCCCTGCCCATCTTCGAACAGACGATTGCCGACAACATCGNTGAAGCCATGGTCAAGGCGTTGGACGCAGCCATCATCTCCGGCAGTGGCACCGGCCAGCCGCTGGGCNTCGTGAACCACAATGTGCCGGCTGCTCGAATCGTCTCCCTGGCGCCGTCGGAGTTCGGCAAATACACCACCTGGCCGACCGTGTTCGCCAAGGTGCCGCGGTCCTACCGGTCCGGCGTGGTGCTCATCCTGAACGACGCCGACTGGCACAAGTACATCGTCGGCATGGTCGACAGCACCGGCCAGCCCGTTGCCCGCGTGAACTATGGCCTGGACGGCTCCATCGAAGAGCGATTCCTGGGCCGGGAGGTCATCGCGGTCGAGGACTTGCTGCCGTCCATCGATGAGGCCGATGT